TGGTGACTTTACTCGCAAAATGGGTTTTCTTTGTGAAAAGAAACCAAACGGATTTGGCGAACGAAGTTGGAGATATGTTATCGTTGTCAACAACGGAGAGATTGAACGTATTTTTGAAGAAGATGGATTTGAAGATAATGTTCCTGTTGATGAGGATCCGTATGTTGAAACCACACCAGAAGTCATTCTTAATTATATAAAAGGAGGTAACTAATGGGCAAACATGTAGCCGCAGGTGATGCCATGGAACGCTCACCACAGTGGAAACATTTATTAAGATCCGTAAAAAAAGAAGAAAAGCAAAAGTATAAAAGAAAGATTAAAGAAGATTTTAAAAATGCGCCGGACATAGGCAACCTGACGCTTAAAATGATTCGTGGAACTGAGTCATGTTACAAAGATCCTTATTATGCAGATTGGCTGGATAGATGGACTAATCCAGAGTTTAAGGATCAACTTGATGCCGCATATTTGGAACGCCTTGCCGCATATCGCTTAAAGCATCCAAATAAACCAAGAAAATTTCACATAGAAGAAATGCAAAAGGAGAAAGATGAGTTTAAGTAGAGCCATGGGCCAAGCCGACGTTTCAAAATTAAAACAAATTGTTAGTGAAGGTATAACTGTTTCACGTGAGATAGAAGATTTGCGTGAAGGATTAAAAGATACAGTAGATGCCGTTGCTAAAGAAATGGACCTTAAACCGAGTGTCCTTAACAAAGCAATTCGTATTGCTTATAAAGCAGAACTTCAAAAGCACAAAAGCAACTTTGAAGAATTAGAAGACCTTCTTACAATAGTCGGGCGAACTGCATAAAATGAGTTACGTAGACGCATTTCACGATACTGACCGTGATTGTATTGAACTTGTTGAGCGTGTTAATGGTGAGCGTGATTATAAAACATTTCCAGCTCGTTATGTTTTATATTACAATGACAAAAAGGGAAAGTACAAAAGTATTTTTGGCACTCCATTAACACAAGTCTCACATACAAGCGGAAAAGTATTCAAAAAAGAAAAAAGAATGTATGGCCATAAACGGCTATTCGAATCTGATATTAAACCAGTGTTTAGGTGTTTGTCTGAAAATTACTTAGGTAAAGAAGCACCAGAGTTACATATATGTTTTCTTGATATTGAGGTAGACTTTGATAAAGAACGTGGCTTTAGTGACCCAAAAGATCCATTCAATAAAATTACTGCAATTACAATTTATTTGAACTGGATGAAGCGATGTATCACATTAGTTATTAAGCCAGACAAAATGGATACTGAGCAAGCAAAAAGTATTTGTGATAACTTTGAAGATACGATGCTTTGTGATTCAGAAGAAGAAATGTTAGAAATGTTTCTTCAATTGGTTGATGATGTTGATGTATTTTCAGGTTGGAACTCAGAAGGATATGATATTCCATATATTGTAAACAGAATAACACGAATAATAGGTAAAGAACATACAAGAGGTCTTTGCTTATGGGGTCAATATCCACAAGAGAAAATTTACGAAAAGTTTGGCAAGGAACAACAAGGGTATGTATTATGTGGCAAAGTACATTTAGATTACTTAGAGTTGTATCGCAAATATACATACCACGAATTACATAGTTATAGATTAGATCATGTAGGTGAAATTGAAATAGGTGAAAACAAAATACCATATGAAGGCACACTTGATCAATTATACAATAATGACTTTGAGAAGTTTATTGAGTACAACAGACAAGACGTTATGATGCTTGTTAAAATTGATGAAAAGAACCAGTACATCGATTTAGCAAACGTACTTGCACATGATAATACAGTATTACTTCCAACAACATTAGGTGCAGTTGCAGTTGGTGACCAAGCAGTAATAAACGAAGCATGGGCACAAGGGTTACAAGTACCAGACAAAAGTAGGGGGAATAAAGACCAAACTGCGGCCGGTGCGTATGTAGCACAACCAAAAACTGGATTGCATGAATGGATTGGAAGTGTTGACTTAAACAGTCTATATCCAAGTGTAATACGTGCAATGAATATGAGTACTGAAACATTGATTGGGCAAATACGTTTAGATAGAACAAACACATATATAGAAGACCAAATTGAAGGCGTAAATGCTAAAGCAGTTGGATTTGCTGATGCATGGGCAGACAGATTTGATACGATTGAGTTTGAACTTGTCAATAACAAAGACATTGCTGAAGAAATGATTGTTGATTTTGAAGATGGCAGTAGTGTTAACATGACAGGTGCTCAAATATTTGACTTAATCCATTTGTCTGGTAATCCATGGGGACTAACTGCAAACGGAACTATATTTAGATATGATGAAAAAGGCATTATTCCAGGATTGCTAGAGCGTTGGTATGCTGAACGTAAGGTGTTACAAAAACATAAACGTGACGCAGACGATGAGAAAGAAGTAATGTTTTGGGATAAGCGACAGTTGATTAAGAAGATTAACTTGAACAGTTTATATGGTACTTTGCTTAATGTTGGTAGTCGCTTTTTCGATATTCGTATGGGACAATCAACGACACTTGGTGGTAGAACTATTGCAAAGCACATGGCGGCAAAGTTAAATGAGAGTTTGACTGGAGAATATAATCATAAGGGTGATGCAATTATATATGGCGATACTGATAGTGCATACTTTACCGCATGGCCAATTTTTAAAGAAGAGATAGACAAGGGCGAACTAGAGTGGAATAAAGACAAAGCCATTGAATTATATGACGCTGTATGTGAACAAGTTAATGATAGTTTTCCAGAGTTTATGCGAACTATGCATGGCATTGATATTGATCATGGCAAAATTATTGCGGCTGGTAGGGAAGTTGTTGCTGAACGTGGACTGTTCATTAAAAAGAAACGATATGGTTTGTTGGTATATGACAATGAAGGTGAGCGTTTAGACAAAGAGGGCAAGCCAGGCAAACTTAAAGCAATGGGATTAGATCTTAAACGTAGTGATACGCCAGAGTTTATGCAAGAGTTTTTGGAAAGCCTTTTAAAAGACGTATTACAAGGCAGTGATGAAATGCATATAAGAAACCGAATACTTGAGTTTAGGAAAGCATTTAAGGACAGGCCAGGATGGGAGAAAGGAACTCCAAAACGTGTTAACAACTTAACAAAGTACACAAAGCAATATAACAAAACAGGCAAATGTGGTGTAGGTCATGTCTTAGCCGCAATCAATTGGAACAGATTAAAGAAAGCATATGGTGATCAGTATAGTATGAATATCGTTGACGGTATGAAAACTATTGTATGCAGACTTAGAGACAATCCAATGAATGTTAAGAGCATTGGGTATCCAATTGATGAATTACATTTACCAAAATGGTATAAAGACTTACCATTTGATCATGCTCATATGGAATCAACAATTATTGATAACAAAATAGAAAACCTAATTGGAATACTTGATTGGGATTTGCAAGCAACGAAGCAAGCAAATACATTTAGTTCATTATTTGAGGTCGTTTGACTTCGATTATCGAGTATGCTATAATATAAGCAACTCACAATCTACATAAAAGGCAAAGATGAAAGATATTATTCGTGATTTAGTTAATCATACTGCTGGGTTAGGATTCATTGATAGTGTTAAAGTTAAAGGCACTGACGAAGTTACCCAATTTGAAGCAATGGATGTAGACAAATCCGTTATTGTTAATGCAACAACTCATACACCAGTTGCTGAGTTTAAAGGTGAATTTGGAATGGGTAACTTAGGTTTCCTTAGTGGTATTATTAACTTAGAGAGTTACGTCGCAGATGATGCAACTGTAGAAGTTAGTATGCGAGAAAGAAACGGTGAGCAACAGCCAGAAAGTATTACGTTTAGAGATACATTTGGTAACAATGACCAATATCGTTTTATGAGTAAAGAAATTGTTGAACAACAATTAAAGACAGTAAAGTTTAAAGGCGTAAATTGGGATGTAACTATTGAACCAAGCAAACCACGTGTTAGTGAACTTGGTGCAGTAGCAAACATTTATAGTTCAATTACACCAACATTTAGTGCTAAAACTGACAACAAAAGTTTAGTTTTTAGCATTGGGTCTGCTGATAGTGGCGGACATTTCGGTAAACGTACTTTTGCACAAAATGTTGATGGCACTCTTAGTCAAGGTTGGAGTTGGCCGTTAAGTCAAGTACTTGCCATTCTTAAATTAGGTATGTCAGGTATGTGTGTTATGCAGTTTTCCGATCAAGGTGCATTACAAATTAGTATAGACTCAGGTCTTGGAAAATACGATTACATTTTACCAGCGATGAACCAATGAAAGCAATCCTCGAATTTGACTTACCAGCAGATAAAGAACAATATGGTGTAGCATCAAAAGCCATGGATTGGGCGTTGCTTGTTTGGGAATTTCACGAGCAATTAAGAAAATGGGAAAAATACGAAAAGCATACTGATGAAGAAAAAGAGCTCATGACTACCATGCGTCAGTTTATTGTTAATCGAATGGAAGACAAAGG